AAAAGATTTACAAGTTTTTGCGCGGTCGCTGTCGTATCGGTTCGCTTGTTGTGTCTGAGAAATACAGGGCGAAATTGCCGTTGATTTTATGCGGTTCAAATCCAGGCGGGATTGGTCATCAATTTGTAAAAGAAACTTTTATTGATAATTGCGACCCGATGCAAGTTCGCGAAATGCCGGCGGAAGAAGGGGGCATGTTAAGGCAATTCATTCCGGCGAAATTGCAAGATAATCCAACGATGATGTTAAATGATCCACTCTATGCCAATAAATTAATTGGACTTGGTGGAGCATTGGCAAAAGCAATGTTGGAGGGCGACTGGGACGCAATCGAAGGAGCATATTTCGATCAGTTTGATAAAGATGTACATGTTATTGAGCCTTTCTTAATTCCAGCTGATTGGGCAAGAATCAGGGGGTTTGACTGGGGTTATTCTAAGCCATTTGCTACATTGTGGGCAGCTGTTAGTGATGGTTCGTCTGTTATTTGCAATGGAATTAAACGAAGCTTTCCCCGCGGATCATTAATCTTTTATCGTGAATATTATGGTTACACTGGCAAGGCAAACGAAGGGCTAAAACTAAGCAATAAAGAAATAGCAGAAGAAACCATGAAATCCCAAGAGGGTGAGAAGATGAGTGATATGGTGGCAGATCCTGCCATATTTGATGTGTCAAGAGGCAAGTCTATTGCGGAGGAATTAGCAGAATATGGTTGCTATTATCGAGAAGCTGACAATAAAAGAGTTAACGGGTGGCAGCAAATACGGGGAAGATTGGTTGGTGAAGATGGAAAGCCATTGATTTATTTTACTAAAGATGTAAAAAACTTGTTGCGTACTCTGCCAATTATGCAATATGATCCGAGCAAACCCGAAGATTTGGACTCTGATTTAGAGGATCACGCAGTTGACACTTTGCGTTATATGTGTATGAGTCGCCCAATTGTTGTAAACATTACACCGACACCGCTCGAAATTGGTGAGCAATGGTGGAAAGATTTTAACCCTCACAATGTGAGAAAGAATGCCTTTAAACGAAACATGGAGCAAGATTATGAGTAAAGAATTAACGACAATACTAATTAACCTTTCTGATAGCGGTTTGAATTATCAAGAAATCTCTAAGCTAATAAGCGAATCTCAGACAGAATTATTGCATCATATCAACCAAGAGTTGGCAGATAAACATAGAGATTCTAAATTTAAATTTATAAAATCTATAAATAAAGATGATGGAATTGATTTTTATCAAATAAAAGCTTAACAACTTATGAGTAAGTTTTTTTACACAAAATCTAACGGAGATATAATTCAAGGTCATATTGATTTGACAGTTCTTTTCTACATTGAAATAGGACGAGAAACTAAAGCAGTAACTCATGAAAAGTGGATAAAGCACAACAATTTAACAATGAAATACAACTCTTTTTTTGATTTAGAAAATAAGAAAATGTCTTTGCGAATAGCTAAATTGAATTACTCTTTTGATCCGAATAATAAATATTATAAACAAGAATTAACAAGGGCTGAAGATGATCTCAAAAAAGAGATTGACAATTTAAAACATAATTCTATTTTTTGAGATCGAGGCTTGCATAGCGTCTTTAGTTCCAAACAAATGTGAAAACCAACTAGAAGACAAATGCAAGCTGACCAAGTTGAAACCAAAGAAGATTTAAGCCTATCCAAAGGCAATGCTGGCTTAGTTGAGATGTGGACTAAAGAGCTAGAAAATGCCAATAATTATGAGCAAAAATGGCGTGATGAGGCTGGTAAATATTTTGACATTTACAAAGACCAATACAATTCTGATTACAACGATTCTAAGCGCTACAATGTGTTTTGGGCTAACACTCAAACCCTTCGCCCTTTAGTATTCTCTAAACTCCCAAAACCAAACATTACTCAACGCTTTCTTGACGAAGATGAAGTTGCTAAGATAGCTTCTGAGATGATGGAGCGTGTTGTTGATTTATATTTGAACGATGCAGACGCTGAAGATGTGATTGGTAAGTGTCGTGATGATTATTTGGTTGGTGGTCGTGGCGTGGCTCGTGTTTGCTACGATCCAGAAGAAGTTATTGAAATGGAAGATGGCACAGAAGAATTTGACCCAACCGATAAAAAATGCCGTATTGAATACTGGCCATGGGAAGATTTTAGAATGTCCACAGAAAAAGAATGGACAAAAGTAAGATGGATTGCTTTTAGACACTACAAAACTCGTGAAGAATTAATTGAAGATTTTGGCGCTAAAGGTAAAGCTGTTTCATTAAACAAAACCCGTCTTGATTCATTAGATAAGCCAAACGAAAATGAATTGTTCAAAATGGCTGAAGTTTGGGAGATTTGGGACAAAGAAGCTGAAGAGGTAATCTTTGCAACTCTTGGCGGTGATGGCGTTTTATTATCGAGAGAAGAAGACCCTTACAAGCTACGCTCTTTCTTTCCTATGCCAGCACCTCTTGGTTCTAAATCAGATCCTTGTTCTTTGATGCCAATCCCTCTTTACAGATACTACAAATCACAAGCAGAAGAATTAAACCAAGTTGATGCGAGAATTAAATCACTAATCCAGCAATGCAAAGCTACTGGCATTTATAACTCGGTTGCTGAAGGCTCTGATATTGAAGCTTTGTTTAACGGCGAAGATGGCACATTTACACCACTTAAAGGTACTGGTGGCTTGCAAAAAGCTTCTGATATGGTTCTATTTAAACCACTTCAAGAGATTATCCTTGCAATTAGAGAGCTACAACAACACAAAATTGAGATTATTAACGCAATCAGAGACATCACAGGTATTTCTGATATTGTCCGTGGTGTTTCGATGGCTTCTGAGACTGCAACCGCTCAACAACTTAAAGGCAACTTTGCAATTTCGCGCATTCAACCACTTCAAAAAGAGATTGAATTTTGGTCAAGGGATTTAATCCGAATGTTGATTGAAATGACAATTGAAAATTATAGCATTGAAGAATTAATCCAAATGACTGGCTTGAAGATTGTTGATATTAACACAATTGCAGCGCAAGCAAGAGAGCGCTTGAAAGTTTTGATAATGGAAGCGCAGAGACAAATTAGCCCTGAAGATCCACAAGCGCAAGAAAAGATGGACATGCTTAAACAGCAAGCAGAAAAAGGTTTTAAAGAAACAATGAAAGAGCCTTTAGAAATATTAAAAGGTTACGCTGCAACTCCTGAACAATTGCAAGAAATTGAAGTTCTTATTAAAAATGACAAGATGCGTACTTTTGCAATTAATGTTGAAACTGATTCTACAATTAGAGTTGACCAACAGCAAGAAAAACAAGACCGTGTTGAGTATATCACTGCAATTAGCAATTTTACTTCTGCTTTCTTCCCTTTAGTTCAAGCGCAAATCATTACCCCTGAAGCTTTCCAACAGTTCTTAATGTTTGTTAGTAAGCCATTTAAGGTTGGACGCAATGTAGAAGAAGCTTTAAGCACTAAAGACCAACAGCCAGAAGATAAACAACCTACTGCTGATGAAATGTTAGCTCAAGCTCAAATCCAACTAGAGCAACAAAAACTGCAATTAGAAGCGCAAAAGATGCAATCTGAAGCTAATTTAAGACAACAAGAGATTGATATTGAAAAGGCTAAAGGATTATTCGAGATGGAAAAACATCAAGATAATTTAGAGTTTGAAGATGTTAATCGTCAAGCAGATAGAGACGCAAAGCGTCTTGATATGATTGTGAAAGCTCGTACTGAAGTTTTAAACGATACTATTCGCGAGGCTAACAAACCAACGGAGATTTAAAATGGCTATCTTGAAATTGGTTAAGAATATGGAGGGAAAGTATGATTGGGTTGATGCTGAATCAATGACACCCGCTCGGAAGAAAGAAAAAGAGGATTTAACTGTTGATGGTTACATCAACAAGCATGGTGGTATTTTTAGCCATGCTGACAGTAAAGTGCATTATTCCAAGCGTTCTTACATGGATGGAATAAAGGCAGCGGGTTGCCATATAAAAGATTACAAATAACGCTTGACAACTAACTCTACTTTAAAAATAGTAGAATAAACCACTATTAATAGATTTATTTAAACATGACTCAAGAAAAAAGTTCAAATGAAGTTTTGTCTGAAAAGTTAAATGATTTTTTCCCAGATGACAATATAGAAATAAAGGAAGAAGTAAAAGAAATAGTAGAGCCAAAAAAGGCAATAGTTCCTAATCCGCTATTTGAAGATATGGAAGAGGGAGAAGTTGAAGAAGAGGTTGAAGAAGAAGCGCAACCAGAAGAAGAAAAAGATCCTGAAGTTGAGGAGGAAAAAGAACTGAATAGGAGACTTAGCGGTCAGCCTAAAGAGTTTAAAGACCTCGTCAAATCGGTACAAGATAAAGAGCTACAAACTAAGATTTTGGATGCAGGAAAGATAGTTCGTGCAAGAGAAGATAGACTTAGTCTGGAACTCGGAAATCTAAAGAAAGAGTACAGCACAACAAAGGAACTGATCCAATTTATTGATCGTGACCCTGTTGCTGCTCTAAAACACATCGCCAAAATCACTAAAACTGATTTAGGCAGTCTCATTGATAAACCTGTTTATGAGGAAGACGATTATGATTATCGCACCCCTGAAGAGAAAGCTAGAGACAGAAAGCTAGAAGATATTGAGCGCAAATTAAACCAAAGAGAACAATCAGATTTACAAAGACAAAACGCAGAAACAGCAAATCAAATTGAAGAATTTAGAAATGCTGTGGATGATGAAGGTGATCTAAAATATCCACTCTTTGATAAAGTAAGGACAAATATGGCGCTTTTCTTCAATGAAGAGAGTCCTCTTTTTAATCCTGATATGACAATGGCTAAAGCTTATCAAAAGGCAATATTGCTTGATGATGACCTAGTAGCCGAAAGAGATGAGAAACTTTTAGAAAGAGCAAAAGCAAAAAGAGCTGCTGAAATTGAAAAAGCTAAAAAGCTTAAAAAATTTACTGGTCGCTCTCCATCTGCTGGCGTTAAACCTGCTTCGTCTAGGGACGCTGTTTCTGATATTTATGATAAATTCTTTGGCGGTTAAGCTTCAATATCTATTTAAAAAAATTAAATAGAAAATTAAAATGGCAAATCCAAACGATGTCGGTCAAGCACTGACTACCACGCTGAATAGTTACAAACCAGAAATTATCAGCAATATCATCGACAACCACCCGTTGTTGAATCGCTTACAAGCTAAAGGAAATATCGTTAAAGCCTCTGGTGGTGTGAACTTCCAAGAAAAAATCTCGTACGCTGAGAACGGAACTGTTCAATCACAAGGTGAATACGATACCTTTAACACAACTCCTCAAGATGTTCTTGCAACTGCTACCTTCGCTCAAAAAATCATCACTGGTACTATGACCATGACTGATCTTGAAATGAAGCAAAACAGCGGCAAAGAAGCTTTCATCAATCTTGCTGAAGCTAAGAAAAAAGTCCTTATCGAATCTTTGAAAAACTATCTTGGTTCTCAAATTTACGCTGACGGAACTGGTTCTGGCGGTAAAGAAATTGGTGGTTTACAACTTTTAATTGCTGATGCTCCTACTTCAGGAACTGTTGGTGCTATCAACCGCGCTAACTACTCAGTATGGCAAAACAAGTTGTATGACTTCTCAGTTGAATCTGTGACTGCGTCTTCATCAACC